AGTCCCTTTCTCATTTCCTATAAAATTAATATAAGACCCCCTGCGTAAAACACAAGGGGTCAGAGAAAAGTTTTTTATTGTCGTTAGTTTTCGGTAGCTTAGATGTTCTTACCAGAGGCTCTAAGATTGCTGGTAAATGACTTCAGCTCATTACGCGCATAGAATAGCTTGTTCTGGGCGTTGGGGTTCGGATCGCTTCTAAGGCTGTCATCCTGCGCCCGGTCCACCTCAGAGCGCAGCCACTGGAGCTGGGACGCCTGAAAGGCTGTCAGGTCACTGTCGTTCATCACAGGAACCTTTCGACCAGTAGAGCCGCCAGTAGAGCTACAACAACCGCCCCCCACAACGTAATAAACTTAACGTGCTTACGCTCTAAAAATAATGGCTCTAAGCCCTCTTCATGTTCCATTTCTAAACTCCAGTATCTGCTTTGACGCATCCGCTGCGCCCTTGCCTACAATCACTTTATGGCCAACACCCTCAAGGTATCCAATCATTCCTTTCTGTTCGGGGGAAAGTCGCCCACCCGAAACCCTCTTCATCTCAACCCACAGGTTCCACTGCGGGATGAAAAGATCTGGTATGCCTCTAACCACGCCTTCCGCCTTCAATCGCTTGGCCACGGTGATCGCTCGCTTCTCTCCATTTGGTATCGCAAAGATCAGCACGTTTGGATACTGAACCCGAAACCAATTGATAAAACCAACCTGTTCCGAATGCTCAGAAGGGGATGTCTTCGAGGTCGCTGAGATTAGCGTAACCCCCGAAGCCTTGCGTCTTCGTCTCATGTTTTCTCTCCACTTGAGTATAATCAAACTGCACGATCTCTTGATAGCGCGGGTCATGGTTGGATGGCTTAACCTTAATCTTGCTAGGCTTAACCCAAAACTGGCATTCGTTGAGTGCATCATCCGTGCTGTTGGCATCAGAGGTCAGCAACGCCTTGCGCGCCGCATATCGACTGGCCGCATATCCACCGTGATCTGGGCATAGCCACTCACTGACACTGAGCATCCCAGAATAGTAGGTCACCTTGATCGAGTCAGGTTTGCCTTCCTTCTTGTGTCTGGAATACAGAACGTCATCGACATCCACCCACTCAGCCACAACTTGGCTCGACAGCATGGCTCCAGAGTACGAACTTGATCCATGATTAAGAAGTGGAGCAGGGAACTCAAACCCACACTCAGGACATATCTTGGCAGCTGCGTGGACTATCGTCTGGCAACTCTCGCACTGCTTGACTGGAGCCTCGCCATCACCGCCACCCATTTTATCTTTTGGTTTAACTTTATCAATAAATCCATGACGCTCGACATTGGAACCGTAATCAAGCACCAGGCAATTCTCCTTGCCTTCAGCTACCCTCGTGCCTCTCCCAATGCATTGGATGTATAAACCGCAACTGGCAGTGGCTCTACACATCACGATTGCATCAACTTCAGGATAGTCAAATCCAGTGGTCAATACGTTCACATTAATCAGGCACTGCAACTCACCGCTCTTGAAGTCTGCAATGGTCTTCTCTCGAACAGCACTGCTATCTGATCCAGTTACGACACCTACATCGACAAAGTATTTCTCAAATTCATCAGCCAACAAGTGTGCGTGATTTACTCCAGAGCTAAACACGAGCCAGCTCTTTCTGTCAGACGCTAACTTCACAACTTCCTTGACTGTCGATTCTATTAGCTCTGGGTCAGATGCAGCTGTAGCCAACTCACTCTCGATAAACTCTCCACCTCGTTTGCCAACGCCAGTGAGATCGATCTGCTTGAGCCCACCCTTGCTGATGACTGGTGACAGGTATCCCTGATCCATTAACAGGCTGATAGGAATGTCGTGAGCTATCCCATCGAATATCGCTCCCTTGCCTTTGTGCAAGTATCCGCTGTCCAGTCGATATGGCGTGGCTGTTAATCCAACCACCTTAACGTCTGGATTGCATATCTTCAGGTCTGCAATAAACCGATTGTATCGTGTCTCGCTGTTCTTAGGTAGCAAGTGTGCCTCATCGATCAGAACTAGATCTGGGGCTGGAACCATGTCATACGCTCTCTCCCAGACGCTCTGGATGCCAGCGAAGGTGATTGGCTTGTTCAACACCTTCTGCTTCAGACCTGCACTGTAGATGCCAAAATCAGCCTCTGGGTAGAGCTTTAGCAATCCACTGGCTCCCTGCTCCAGAAGCTCTTTAACGTGCGTCACAACCAGAACTCTGGTGTCAGGATAGCTCATGGCATCCTTAATAATCTGTGCAAGTATCGCTGTCTTACCTGACCCAGTGGGAGCCACAATCAGAGGATTATCACCTGCCTTGCTTGCCCAATAGTTATACAATCCATCGACAGATTCTCGCTGGTAGTCTCTTAGCTCAAACGCCATTTACGATATCCTCTAGAAATTTGTTCGCATCGTTTACTGCGTCAGTACGATTGGCACTCTCATAAAACATCACAACTTCAGCGACATTCGAGTGGATCTCAGGCCAGTAGTGAGCCAAGTTTTTGTGGATCAGCAAGTTGATCATCACAATCGACATCTGCCTACTGGTCATTTTGTCGGGGCAGATCTCAAGTATTAACTCTAAGACTTCTTCTATTTCATTATCCATGTCGCATCCTTTCATCAAAAATGGCTTGGCTGTTATTCTCGTTGCGAATAATCTCTCCGCTATCCTGATCCTCATATTCCACAAACGTATCACCAGCATCCGTAACTACAAAATCTTTTGGCATGATCTGAGGAATAAAAAGGTGCTCACTGCAAGTCTCGACTGGCTTGCCCTTGGCACAACTCCACGTTCCATCCTGCTCTGGAGTTACATGGCTACAGGTTCTGCAGCTGACTTCTGGTATCTTACATCCATGACAGACTGCCCAGTAGCTACACCACTTGCACTGCCAGAAGCTGGGGTCTTCATTTAGTTTATCTGGAGGTGTGTCAGAGAACACAATCTTGTTGGCTTTCTCAACAAGTCCCTTGGCTTCCTTCTTGTCGAGCTTGATTCGCTCGCCATAGATCTCATCCGTATTTTTATTGACACAGAAAAAGTAACACCTGTCGATCTCAGCCAGATGCATTCCAATTTGGCACTGAGCCCAGTAGACAGGCTTTGACTTCTGGCATCCCAAGTTCTTCATTGCCTTGAAGTTCTTCTCGCTCATTGTCTTAAATTCTAATGTGTGTGGCTTCTTGCTTTCCGCAAATCCAAGACCTACACCATCGAGGCTTAATGCAAAGTGACCTCCGCACTCTGTGAACCTGACCTGCTTGCCAGTCTCTGGATCTCGCTCCCAGACCGTCACTCCAACTGCTCGAAGGTTTGACACCACTCGATCCTCTTCACGATCACCAGTCTCAAACAGTCTCAGCATCCTGCCATCAAAACTTGGACGCCATGCGTGTCTGAATTGATACCAGAGAGCTCGACTGCAATCGTTGCCAATCTGTGAGCCACCAAGGTGAGGTCGATGCTCGTTCTTTCGTTTGTCTTTATAGTATTTGTAAATTGCATCAATCGTGGCTGGAGTGGCGAACTTCTCAAGGTTCATCTAAAACATTTCCTTCTGCTCATCGTTGCTAGGCTTCCATGTGATATCACACAATTGATAGCTCTGGATGTTCCCAGCGAACTTAGCTTTATGAAATTTTCCTGATGGAGTAATCTGCTTTACGTCTTCGACAGACATACGCATCTGCTCTCCCTCGTGCTCGATTATCAATCCACCTTCTCGAATTGCATCCTTCAACTCATAATCTCTGACAGAGACAAACTTACCCAGCCACAGTTTCTTTACTTGCTTACGTTTCATTTCACTCTCCTTCTGTTCATAAAATGGGGTGAACAGTGCCACCCCATCGCTCAACAGAACTACGTCTTCCAAGGTGGTGTTGATCCACTACTTGCTGCCACACCAGACGGAGCAGCTTGAGCTGAAGCTCCACCACTTACAGCCTCATAGCCTTTGGCGTTGTTTGATGCCTCGTAGCCATCTTGTGCAGGTGAGACAGCCATCTTAACCATGAGTGGCTTGTCACAGAGCTCTGCACTGTCCTTTGGGCTATTCACACCAATAGCTCGACAGATCGCAGATAGTGATTGCTGTGCTATCTGTACGACTACATCTTTGTCATGCTTGAGATTTAAATAATCAAAAACATTTCTACCTGTATAGTCACCATCGATCACTTCGATTGATAGCTTGAGGTATGATCCTGTCCCTGCCTTATTCATTCCCTCGACAGCCTCAGTGATTACACATTTGTACCACCCTGCTGGCAGTGGTTGAAAGGTTGCTGATGGCTCTACTTCGAGAGCGTTAAATCCATTTAAGTCCATTTTATTTCTCCTTCTGGTTTGGTAAAAATTGTGCGAAAGGGTTGCCACCCTCAAATGTGAATGGCAGTGGCTCAGTAATATTGAACCGATTTTTGGTGACGCTTGAAGCCTGTGGAAAGCACAGGATCTCTCGCTCACCTGTAGAGATGGCGCGCTTCTTATCGCCCTCACCTCTGGTAAATGTCTTCAGTCGGATAAGCCCAACTAAATCCACGTTGTCAGTCCAATGTCCTTGAGACTTTTTATGGAGCTTCAAGACGTATCGATTGTAAGGGTCCATATCAGGCAGGGTCAATGTCTCGACATCTGCGTGAGCTAGGAATACCACGTTCATACCGCTTTCATAAGCCAAACTTCCCGCATATTCCCGCACTTGCCGATGAATCTCTGAGGCAGCTCCGTAACCCGCTCCAAAACCGCCAGCCGCTTGATTTATGCTCTTGGCTTTAGGATCGGCTGCAACAATCTCACTTTCGATTATTGTGGCCAACTGAGTTATGCTATCGATAATCAGCGTTTTAAACTCATGCTTCTCCGTTCCAAGAGTTTCAATGGCATCAAGAACGTCCTGAGTTGAAGTCGCCAGTGGAAACAGGCTGACGTTGTCATTGCCTACCAGAGAGGCTGTACCGTCTTCTGTTCTTATGAAAACAGGCGAAGGGAACAGACTGGCAAGAGTCGTTTTTCCAAGACCGCCCTCCCCAAAGATGGTCATTATAACTGGTCGTTGCTTGTCTGGCTTCGACAGTGATTTAAGATT